TAACATGACGCTTTCAGTTAATGGAAGTACGGTTATTTTCTCAGCAGGCGGTGGCGGTGGCGCTGGCGTTAGTCAATTAAACGGCTCACAAGGCACTTTATCTTTAGTAGCTGCTTCAAGTTTATCAGCTTCAACAAACGGATCAACAATTTCTTTTGGATTAGCTTCTAATATAACAACGGCTTTACAATCGGCTGGTGCTTACTTAACAACAGCCCGTGCAAGTACTGATGGGGTAGGATTAAACACGGCTCAAACAAATGTAGTTTGGACTGTTAATAGTTCAGGTATTAGTTTAAACGCTTCAGGTTATGCAGGTATTGGAACTTCAGCAACCAACGCTTCAATTACTTTAAATTCAAACGGATTAGCTATTTCGGTGGCTGCCCCCGGTGGTGGTGGTGCAATAAACGTAAGTGCAGGAACTACAAGCGGAAATTTACAAACAATTCAGTTTAGTGATTTAAACGGTATTTCTTTTGGATTAAGTGGTTCGACATTAACAGCAGCTCATAATGGCTTAACTACTGCCATGCAGTCAAATGCAACAACAACAAACATAAGGTCTTATTATGATAATGGTTTACCTTACCAAGGTACAACTGCTTTCAGTATGGGTGGCTCATCTAATTACGTTCAACCGTTTATTTTACCTTATCCCATTTCAGCATCTTATATTAGGATTGCAAATAGCTGGGCTTTTGGTTCTACAACTGGAGCAACTTCTGCCAATCAATCCTTAACTTTAAATAATAGTCAATCTATTTGGGTAAATATTTACACTAAAGGAACAGGCGTAAATGCTTCAAGTTTACAATTCTTAACCAGTGGGTCTGTTAGTTTAGTTCATCAAGTTCGTGTAGAAATAGGTGCCGCATCAAATAACCAAACAATATCTCATAATATTACATACCCTCAAAGAGGGGGTAGCGCACAGGGTAACTTTGCAACAAACTACAATGTTAACGCTACGTCTTATAACGTATCAACTACTCACTTAACATCATTCAATGGGTCGAGGTGGTTAGACATTCCATTTGGGGCATCTTTACAAGCTGGTGATTATTGGATGGCCATCGCTCAAAGTACAGCCACAGCAACAACTGGAGGTGTGGCAGCAATGACAAACGTTACAGCAAGAAATACTTATGTAGCAGTATCTCAGATTAACGCTAACATTGCGGCAATGGGTACAGCATCTAATAATAGTACAAACCCAATGAGAAACGGTTTAGGCTATTGGTCTACTAATGCCAATGGTTCATCTTCTAGTAGTTTGGGTTTAACAGGAATTTCAAGCGTAGCTAATCAACCTTTATTACCTTTTCAAATAATTCGTGAAGCGTAATAAAATATTATTATATTTGTAGCATGATAATAGGACTTGAATCTGGTAAACATAACGAAAATTTAGACCAATCAGCTAAGAGAATATTAGAGGGTGGCTCTTGGAAAAAGCAGCGTGTAATCATGCTAATACCTGCTGGTACAACAATACCAACAAAGGTGTATTTATCTCATTGTTCTTTAATATTTCCACCTAATCAAGCGAGCTGGAAAATGGCAGCTATTGGAATGGAAGTTGGCGAAGCGTTTAGTAATTCAATACAAGAAATTCTAAACCATCCCGAGCTTTCAACATGGGAATATTTATTAACTATTGAACATGATAATATTCCACAGCCTGACAGCTTAGTTAAACTTATTGATAGAATGGAAAAGAACCCCGAATACTCATGTATTGGTGGTTTATACTGGACTAAAGGCGAGGGTGGTGTACCTCAAATATGGGGAGACCCTAAAGATTCTCAATTAAACTTTAGGCCACAAGTGCCTATTGATGGGCAATTAGTTGAATGCGTAGGAACAGGAATGGGTTTTAATCTTTGGCGTTTATCAATGTTTAAAGATGAAAGATTAAGGAAGCCTTGGTTTAAAACTTTAACAGGCATTGAAGGAACTGGTGTAGGAACACAGGATTTATATTTTTGGGGAGATGCTAAAACACACGGTTACAGATGTGCCGTTGATTGTGCGGTTAAGATTGGTCATTATGATTTGGCTCAAGATATTACGTGGTAGAAATTAAACAAACAAATATGAAGATAGTAGATTTAGCCTGTGGGCAAAGAAAGGTAACTAAAGAACAATTAAACATCACAGAAGAATGTGAGGTAATTGGAGTTGATATTGCTGGGGACTGTGATATTAAACATGATTTATTTAATAACTTTCCTTATCCATTTGAAGATAATAGCGTAGACCAAGTTTACAGCTCTCATTTTATTGAGCATATACCAATGGAATATATTAACGGCAAAGATAAACTATTTGCTTTTATTGATGAAGTACATAGGATTTTAAAGCCGAGTGGTAAAGCGACTTTAATCTTTCCAAATGCTATGAGTATGAGAGCTTTTCAAGATCCAACACATAGAAGGTTTATACCAAGTTCAACGGTTTACTACTTTTCAAAGGCTTGGAGAGATATTAATAAATTAGACCATTACAAAGTTGAGTGTGATTTTGACTATCAAGTTGGTGAGGCTATTAACGGTAATTGGGTAAATAGAAGCCCAGAGGCTAAGCAATTTGCGGCAGCGAATTACTGGAATGTGATTGATGATCTTTATTTTATTCTTACAAAAAAATGAGATACTTACTACTTATACCTTTTTTTACCTTCGCACAAATTAAGCTGAACGATAAGATAGTTATTGACGATGCAACCCTTCACTTCTACGGAGCTGTAACCATTAACGATGTATCTTATCATGTTCAATCTTTTGCCTGCCCTAAATGGTCAGCAAATAAGAAAATACTAGTATCGAATGGCGTTACTATTTCTTGCATGGTAGCTAAGGAATTTTACGATATGAGAAAGCCAAGGCCAACGGGTTTTAGTTGGATGGATATTTTTATGGGTTCTTGGGGTACTATCATTTACGATATAGTTAGGGTGTGTATAAATGACTTTAAGAAAAAAGATGAATACAGTTTTGAGAGTAAAAGATTAATTGTATATTAGCAACAAAAAAACTATGGAATTAAACAGTAAAACAATCGACGAATTAAAGGTAATAGCCTACGATTTGTTAGCCTCTAAAGAACAAACAGAGCGTAACTTGCAAATAGTTAACCAGACTATTGCAGCGAAGTATGAGGAACTAAAGAAGGCTGAGGATATTAAGGCCGATATGAAAAGCGATATTAAACCAGTAGGCACAAAGATAATTCAAGATGCAACTATCGAATCTTAAATTTACATTTGAGGACTTTATTAAGTTAGCTGGGTTTATTATTACCTTCATGGTTGGGTATTATAACCTAGTTAACGAAATAAGGGAAAACAAGGTTTTAAACCAAGCCGATAAATTAATAGTAAATTTTAGACTAGATAAGATTGAGGGAGCGTTAAACTTAAGACAGGAGGCAATACTAGCAAGCCCTCCAAGTGTACCTAAAAAAGAGGACGAATGATGGTAATAGATAATAAATTTGAGTACGGTCAAACGGTTTATTTAAAGACCGATAAAGACCAATTGCCTAGAATAGTTACGGCTATTCATTTAAGAGGTCAGAACATAACTTATGCTTTATCTCAAGGTACTGGCGAAACAATACACCATGATATTGAAATATCTGAAGAAGTTAATATAATTTTTAAAACAACGGAATAAATCTGGTAATTAACTACCATAATTGTACCAATGAAAGACAGAGATTTTATAGTGTTAGTTAAGGGTGGACTTTGGCACGTTCCAAGTGATACAACAGAGGATGAATATATTTTATTTTTATTGATATTAAACTATGAACCAACGTAGCCTAGATAGACTTAAAGGAGTAAAACAAGTATTAATAGATATACTTATTGAGGCTTCTAAAGACACTCCTTATCCTTTTGAGATACCACCATTCGGAGGAATGAGAACGGCTGAGGATCAACACGGCTTATTCTTAAAGAAAGTATCTAAATGTGACGGTTATAACAAAATAAGTGAGCATCAAAAGGGCACAGCGTTTGATATATTCTTATTAATTAACGGTACTGCAAGTTGGGATAAGGCCAAGTTAACAGTAGTTGCTAGGCACATTCAAGAGGTGGCAAAATATAGTTTTAAAATTAACTTAACATGGGGTGGTGATTGGACTAAGTTTGTCGATATGCCTCACTTTCAATTATAAATTATGCCAATAGGAAACGTATTAAAAAATCTATTTGCAGGAGGTGCAAGTAAGATAATCGAAACAGTTAGCGAAACTGTGGATAAGTTCGTAATGACTAAAGAGGAAAAAGAGGCTGCTAAGTTAGAAATACAAAAGGCTATCAATTCTCATTTAGAGTTAATGGAAGTTGAGGCTACTAAGCAAATGGAAATCCAAGCTAAAGAGAATGACTCAGCAAGGAATAGGGAGATACAAATTGCCACAAGTGATAAAGCTCCTTTGTTAAATAAAATCATTACCCCTTTGTTATCTCTTTTGGTTTTAGGTTCGACGTTTATATTCTGGTACATTATTATTTTTAAAGACATTGACCCTCAGAAAGAAATCCTTATTAGCGGTATAATTGGCTCCTTAACAACTATCTCAATGGGGGTTATAGGATATTACTTTGGTAGCTCAATAGGCTCTCATAACAAGCAAATTCAATTAGATAAAATTAGCAACAAATGAGCATAGTAATTAACCATGACCCTGAGAAGTGGTTTAAATGGTTCCTTTTAGGGGTGTCTTTAGTTTTGTTAATTATTATTTCTAGGATGTGAGTGTTACTAATTATTGCTATATTGCGTAAATAATTAAAAAACTATGGCTAACAGAAATAGGTTGTTCTTCGATATTGAAACGAGTCCATGCCTAGGTTGGTTTTGGAGGCCGTCACATAAGACCTCAATAGGTTATCACCAAATTTTAGAACAGGCTAAAATCATTTGTATCTGTTACAAGTGGGAACACTCCGATAAAATCTACTCTTTAAAGTGGGATTCTAAACAGAATGACAAAGCAATGATATCCAAGTTTATTAAAGTAATGGCTAAAGCGGATGAGATTTCAGGCCACAACTGCGATAGGTTCGACACTAAATGGATTAGAACTAGGGCTATTTATCATAGACTTCCAATGCCTCCAGAGTACACAAGTATAGACACATTAAAAGAATCTCGTAAAGGATTTAATTTCCCCTCTAATAGACTTGATGCCATTTGTAAGTACTTAGGTATAGGAGAAAAGATAAAGACCACAGAACAGTTATGGATGGATATTTGGAGAAATAAAAGCTCTAAGGCTATGGCTGAAATGATTAAGTATTGTAAAATGGATGTTCTAATATTACAGGAATACTTCACAATTATAAACCCTTACATTAAACATAAAACTCATTACGGTTGTAGGGGTGAATGTCCTGAGTGTGGTAGTGGGAATATAATTATTAGTAACCGAAGGAAGTCAGCAACGGGAATAGTTAAAGTTCAATTAAAGTGTAAGGATTGCGGTAAGCATCACTCAATGGGTGAGAAACAATTTAATAAATTACAGGATGTTAAACTGGCTTAAACTTAAAGTAATATTTCCGATCACGGCCGGACTAGATAACGAAGAAGTTAGCGAAGTTCAAAAGCTCCAAATGGGAATTAAGGACGGGGATGAATACGAATCTGAGCTAGGCATCTATCAACTAAGAGAGGACTTTACAATTAGTCAGTTAAACCCAAGGTGTTTTATCCATAAGAACAAAGTAAATAAAAAGTACTATACTGAGCTAGTCTTTTCAGATGGTAACATCATTTACGCAGACGGTAAGCCAGAAGCCGTTTATCAGGTCATTGAGGAATATATCGACTCATTTACTGAGTAGAATCTTCTTTGATTAAGTTCTTTTGTCTCAAAAAATAATCTCCTATTGAATCACATTGAGAGATATGTTCTATATAATTTTTCTTATAACCTCTTAAATTAATATTTTCCCAAAGTAGTATTTGGTTTTGATCCCTTTCTTTAACTAAGGAAACCCATAGTAAAACATTGAAAGGAATGGACACAGCCATTAAAATAGTGAGGGTTAGGATTATTAGTTTTTTCATGTTAGTTCCTGTATTTTAGTTTTATACTTAGCTATTAGTTCTGTAATCTCTGGTATGCTTAATTTCATTTCCATATTAGCCATAGCGTGTAAATCTTCAAACCTTTCCCAGCCTATTTTTTTAGGTAAGTAATAAGCGTATCTTGTAAGATTACCGTGTAGGTGCATATTGCATTGAACACATTGGCCGTGTACGTTATCTTCATTAAATCTCAAATACTGTTTAGTGGTCGGGAAAAAATGGCCGGCATGATAAGACTCTCCTAAAGGTTTCTTACAGCTTATACAATCCCCTCCTTTATCCCTTAATCGAATATAAGTATTAAATACCTTTTGAAGTATCTGAACATAATCGGAGTGAGTCTTTAAATCCTGTTTCATTTTCTTAACTCTCTTATCCTGTTCAACTTTCTTATTATAGTTAATCGAGCAACCAACCGAACAGCACACCTGTAATGTTGAGTAAGTAGGTTTAAACTCTTTCTTACATAGTGAGTAGGCACATATTCTAACTTTGATCCGTTTAGCCATTAATCCAACTTACTTTTAAAGTGTTCAATTAGTTTATTCATTTCGGCTTTATAGAAGTTCTCAAAGTCTAACTCACTATTACTTTGTTCGTGTAACCTAAATAGAACAGCCCTTAACCGTGCGCTTTCTGTCTTTGGCTTCTTTCCGGCTGCTATGCTTGTATTATCAACTAGCTCAGCTTCTAAACTTGTAATGTTGCTATCTGAAATTAAGACCTTACAAAACTTGTTTCTAAAGTTAAATAATGAGGCAGCCATTGTACTATCAACTTCCTGAGTGGATAAAACAATCTTTAAGCTACCGTCTTTTAAAGTTGATATTCCCTCAACTATGGATTCTAATATTAGTTTCATCTTAAAATGGGCATTCTATTAATGTATTGTTTGTTTTAATATTGCTTAAAGGTACAAACTTAGTTTTAATATAGTACCCTTTTTCTCCAAAAAGTAAGTAAGGTTTTATAACTCTCCTAGTAGTAATATTAATTACTTTACCACATTTAGTTAGAACATAGTTTTGATCCTGTTCTAAAAATCCACTTACTTCATAAGTATTTGATACTGTTATTGTTTTCATAATTTAGGTTCCTGTTAGTAGGTAGTTATACGCAAGCACTACCATTCTGCTCCGTATTGACAATTTCATCTACCGAAAGTAAATCGGATATATCTGCAAGATGAGTTTCTAAATCCATTCCTACCTGTTCGTAATCACAAAATCTGTGAAAACAATCTCCTTGTTCTCTATCTTGAACACAATCTCTTTCTTCTCCATTTTCCAAGAAAACACCACAACCAGTGCATTTATCACATACACTTTCTTCGGGGTGTTCTCCATCTCTTAAAACCCTACTTTGCCATCCTTGTGAATAAGCATTGTAGATTTTTTCTAAAACAGATTTTGTTTTTTCAACGAACTCTTTTTGGCTCATCTTGTATGGCTCTTGTGGTTCGATTTTAAATAAGTCATCTATATTCATTTCAATTAAATTTTGTTGTTAATTAACCGTGCCAGCGTATAACAGCGGTTTTGTGCTATTTGCCCCATCAACATTTGTGGTAACTTGAAACTTTGTGCAAGGGGCAAACAGACACAAAGCCGCAAAACGTTATATGCCATTGCTAACGACATCGAAAACTGAAACAACCTGCACCCGACCAAAGTAAGTTTTAGGTTGCCACACCAACACATCAGACAAAAGAAACTTCTCTTGTGCTTTTTTATATGTTCCAGATGGATTTGCAGGGATAAACCAATGCTGAAAAATAATCCTTTTACTTGCCACCCTTGAAAGTTCGGTTAATAAATCGTGATTCCATTGAAACTTTCCGTTGTATGGTGGGTCGCAAATAACCGTTTCAAATTCATTATCCTTTACAAAGTCTTTCATATTTGAAGCATCGCAAATTATATCAGGATTATTTTCAGCATCAGCATCAAGCCTTACATCTCCAAGCATTGATTTACCACTACAAACGTGCAATGTTCTACCAATGAACAATCCCTGCAATACATCTTCAATACTATCATTCCAAAGTTTCTTTTTAACTCTGTAAATGTGGCTCGTTCCTGCCAACGGCACACTTCCTTTTGTCTTATCAATAGCAGGTTGATTTTTATAAGTTACATTTCCCATATTCTTTATTTATTTAAGTTTTCGTTTCTAAATCCGCAACGGCATATAACAAGGTATTTGCAAAATTACCCATCAACATTTGTGCTTAATTTGAAGTATCTGCAAGGGCAACTTCGCAAATACCCGAACCGTTACCAGCAATGCCAGTGACCGCTTCGTTAGAACAGTCGTAGTTGTGATTTAAAGTCATTAAAACGCTTTTCTTGTTTCTCATAATATTCTTGGTCAATTTCAAATCCTACAAAGTTGAACCCACCTTTATACGATGCTATCCTACTGCTCCCACTTCCTAAATGGGTATATAAAATCAAATCATTTGGTTTTGCGTAATTGTTAAGCAACCAATCATACAAGGCTACAGGCTTTTGTGTGGGATGAAAACGCACCTCTTTATTTTTCATATCTTGTTGCCTAAAACCGTTCCAAGTGTATTTAAACTTTCTTACTGCGGTTTTAAATGATGTCCACGCTATTTCACAATCCGCTTGGTCACCAAATCCATCTTTATCCCACACAATCCAGCAACTGCTATTTTTATTTATCCTTTCAATAAAATGATTTGCTCCCCACACAATTTGATTTTTAGATACTCTTATCAGTTCGCTAAAATACTCTTCGTTTGGTGGCTCATTATCCCAATCTTTAATAGTGTATTTCTTTTGTGAATGATGCCTTGTGTGTATTTTAGCACTTGCCTCGCCAATCCCATAAGGCGGGTCAACTATTGCTAAATCAAAATGGTTATCGTTAAAGCGTTTTAATGCCTTTACACAATCTTCCAAATAAACCTCCGAAGAAGGCACTGCTGGTAACACGTGCTTTGCAAAAGCGGGGGTTTCCGTTTTCAAAGAAACATTATCGTTAAAAATATCTTTCATCTTTCTAATTAAATTTAGTGGTTAAAAGCCCCGCCTTCGCAAAGCACCATACGTTAGCGGCAAGTTTTTTGCCGGAACACGGCAAGCGCACGGAGGCTTTTTCTTGCCGTGACCCACCCGCTAAAAAACCAGCCGCTAACACTATATTGGCGCAATGGTGGCCGTCAGCAAGGCACTTGGCAAGGCCGCACATTCCACGCACGACCTAAGCCTTACCAATAGCCTTGAGTACAGCAGCAACCTTGGACAATGGAATGCGCATTACTTTAGTAGGTTTTTTTTTAGGTTGACCAGCTCCTTTACGCTTGCCCCCGTGTTTTTTCTTTTTGCTCATTAACATTGTCTTTGTTATTGTGCATTTTCAATCTTTACGAAAGTCAAAAGAAATTGACCACTTCCATAAATTAAAATACCATATTTGTCCACTCCAATATTTATTCATTGTTGGGTATGGTTTCCAAACTCTAAAGTCATTCCTGCCAGTTTTGTCGTGCCAAAAAAAGTAAATTTTCATGTATAGTAAATTAAGTTTTTATATGTATGTTTTTCAGATGTGCATAGTTCTATACGGTTCAGTATATCCATTTTTCGTAAAGAAAGCATATCCCATTTACGGGAAGCCTTTGCATAGCGTTGAGTTTGCCAGCCGTGAGTAAGTGGAGAGCATCCCCTTACCTTTTCAAGTTCTTTCTCTATCTTATTTAACCTCTGTTGCAGTGAATTGATATTGTCCATCTTGGTTAAGTTCGTTTATGTTATCAGTTTTTACGGTTCTTACAAGTTCACCTGATTTGTAAACTCCTTGGTCTTTAGCTGAACGTATTTCGTAAACCTTAGTGTTTTTTTCTGATTTGAAGATGATAGTTTTCATAAGTCGTTTCGTTTAATTGTTACGTAAATATATGACTATTTTGATACTTGTTACACTTTTCAACATATTTTTAACCCTTCTAATAATCCTTTTAATACCTTTTAATAAATTAATAAAAAACGAGAAATCAGCCTAATTTAAGGGGGTAGCCCTCACGCTCAAAGAGCAAAACAGTCCGCGCCCCCTTCCCACATCCCAAGCCTGTAATGCACTTTGGCTCAAAAAGATTATCAAGGCCACCACTGCGCCAATATTCGTTCGTTATGTGCAATATTGCTCCTCTGAACAAGGGCTTCCGGCAGGAGCCACGCACATACCACGCTCACGCCCTTGCCCCAACGCTCCCGCAATACAGCACATAACACCGTGTATATGCCATAAAAAAGGCGGGAGAGATTGCATTTCATAGGTTCGTTCATCTGTTATCAAAACTTTTAAAAAAAATGCCCCTCCGCACGTCAAAATAATGAAGTTTGTGCCACATGATTAGAGAAGCGTTTACAGGTTTCTTTAAAGTATTCGGCATCTATTTCAGTGGCAGTCAATTCAAATTTGTAATCATGGCAGGCTAAAGCTATTGAGCCGCTCCCAAGATGGGTGTCCAGTATCTTGTCGCCCTCTTTGGCATAGTTCTTTAGAAGCCATTTATATAAGGCTACGGGCTTCTGTGTGGGGTGTATCCTTTCCAGTTGCTCCCGTTCTTTTGCTATTGCCCCATACCAATCCTTTTTAAAAACCTTTGCCACCTTATCAAAGGAAGTCCAGGCTAATTCGCCATCGCTATAGTTTTCCATCGGCTGGTTTTTATCCCAAAATATGAAGCACCTGCAACTTCCCAAAAATTCAAGGAAATAGTTCCCCCCCCCAGATTATTTGATTTTTGCTAACTCTTTTCAGTTCATTAAAATAAGCCTCATCCGGTGGTTTAGAGTCCCAGTCGTTCTCCCTGTAAATCTTACTATTATTTGAGGTTCCAGATTGAAAGTTTTTACCCCCGGCCCCAATGCCATAGGGTGGGTCAACAATTGCCAAGTCAAAAAACTTGTCATCAATGCCAGACATGTATTGCATACAGTCACAATTTAAAAGTTCAATTCCCCCGCTTCGCATTTTTTTTAAAAGTTTTTAGTTTGTATTCCATAGGTCGGTTTGTGTTCGCCTTTTTTACGGCATATACACCAGATACGTTGTGTGCCATTGCCCCGCCATTAATAACCTTCGGGGCATGGAAGCTAATCCCTCGGTTGCCAGCCCTTCGCGCGGGATACTGCCGCTAACACCAAGTTTATTCAATTGGCGCGTTTGAAGTTTCGTGTTCCAAACACCATTTCAATACAGAGATTTCCCTTCTGATTTTCGCAAGCTCTGCACCTGAATGGTCTACTTCACCTGAATCGGCTTGGTCTTTGCCCGAATTCTTTTTATCATCTTGGTATCTTTTCCAAGCCTCATCATGCCATTCTTTAACACTTTCGTATTCCTGAGCGGCTTGCTCAAGTCTGTGTAAAATTTCATCTTGTGTTTTCATATCAAAATTGTGTAATAGGTTTCAAAATAAAGATTAGGTTACGCGCCAACTGAAATAAACTCTGGATACGTTATGCGATATGCCGAACCAACCAGTCCTTAACATACCACTCTACTTCTTTTTTGAGTTGATTTAATTCGGTGTCTGCCCAATCACTGACATTCAGATAATGCCACTCATATCCTTTTGAGTGCATATAAAATTGTCCGTCTGGAATGCACTCAACTATTTCAGCACTCCAAGGGTCTGAATGTCGCCACCGTAAATAAACTACAAACTGCTTGCCTTTATATTCAATGTGTTTGTAGCACTGCGAAGGACACCAAATTAAATCATCGTTCCAATCAGAGTGCATCGTGTAGGCACATCGCATAACACGGTATTTGTGCCATGCCTGCTTTAGTGCTTGAATTAAACTTTTCATCTTTATTTTACTTTTAGTTGTTAATTAAACTTTGTGCTTCTATTACGGCACGGACACAAATACCCGAACCGTTGTATGCAATTGCGCCTGAAGCCCACGGATATGGCCCTTCCTGCCGGAGCTTCACATTCCACGCACACGCTTTTGCCCCCGCTTCGTTGCCCAACAGCCGCCCCCTCCGCACTGTCCGACCCTTCGGATTGCATAACACCATGTTTGCGTAATGCCAAGAACGCTTGATCGTAAGCTACCAGCAAGCTGTCTATTGCAGTTCTCAATTCGTTGTGCTCTGTTACATTGTACTTGTGGGCAACAAGGCAGAACTCCGTTCTAGCTTGCTGTAAGTAGGTTTCAAAATCTTGTGTCATTTTATTTATAGTTTTTAGTTTCAGGCACTACGCAAACATTTGCAGCGTTATGCACAATTGGGCAACGCTAACGATCACGGCTACCCTTCGCAGGAGCTCCCCGCGAGGACGCATCCGTTCATACATTGTGAAGCTACTCCACCGGGTTCAGTTGTTTTTTTACAATTCCATCCGTTATCATCCACCCCGCATGTAGCCGTGTCCCCGCTTCGTTGCCCAACAGCCGCCCCCTCCGCACCGTCCGACCCTTCGGATTGCATAACAATATGTTGCTGCAATTGGGCTAGTATCCCGTCAATTTGCTGTTCAAGTTTCAACATATCTATTCCGGCAATTTCACCATCCTCCCATTGAAGGCACTTGTGTACAGCATTGCAAATTCGTTCTCTTATTACTTTCATGTTTGATAGTTTAGTGTTTCAAATACGCCCAACTGACAGCAAAATTTGTTCATTACATGCCCCTGTGCCAGCCGCACTGTTTCGCACGAGGCGATAACAAAGGCTATAAAACATAAAGGCTCGTTGAAGTGTGTATTTCATCCCGAAGATTCCATAATGGAGATTTGGCCGTTACGGTGTTGACGAATGACAACCCACTTTAAACCCAACGCGGCAGCCTGCTCTTTAAGTTTGTCTTTTGGATTCCAGTCATATACTTCATCACCAATTTGACCTTCCCAAAATTTTCTATCCGCAGGCTGGCCACCCCACGAATGACAGTGTCTTATTACCATTGTGTTTTTCAAATCGGCCAAATCAATTTCGTCAAATCTTTTTTTCATAGTTAGTTTTGTGTTCGCGCCTTTACGATTTTATAGCCCACCTACGTTATGCCGCATTGCTTGCCCGGCAAAGTGAAAAATAATTAATTACCGCCACCGCGCGATTGAGTTTCATTATAAACTTTAAGAATTTCAACAACTCTAATGAAGATTATAAGCGGTTCAGTCATTATGGTTAATGAAAATAAATGATCCCTCATTTCCCGAAATTGAGACATTCTTTTTGCATCATAGTTAAAAACCGAAATGTCAATATTTCTGATTTTATGAACTGCCGGAATTAAGTCATTAAATGATTTATACAAAGGATGTGAGTAGCCAACTGGCAAAAAATCACAGTCATCATTATGCCATTGTCCTTTATGGTAAACACCATCTTCCTCTGATTGTTTCCAACCCATAAATTCAGCAATCAAAGCCGACCCTTCGGTAATTAATTCATTTTTTGTTTCGTGTTCCATAGTTATTTTATCTGTTAAGTTGCCCTACGACACCTTGTAATCATCAAAATCACAAGACGACCGAACAAAAACATGACCTCTATCATCGTGTGCCTTTATTGCAGCATCCCAAGTATTTCCATGTTGTTCACGTTCTTTTTGTTTGGCTATTGCCATTGTGAATGTTAATGTTTCCAACAAATCCCCATCGTGTTCAAAATGGCTTTTAATTTTATCGTAAAACCAATCTACTGCTGTTTGTTTTTTATCTGACATTTTATGTTTGTTTTTTGCCCCGCCTCAAGCCGTTCTAACGATTACAAGCTGGCCAAACTCCTGCCATGTCCTGATCTGGTAGCCGCCCATTAAAGAAGCCTTATAAGCTAAGGCTCTGGCAGAGTTTGAAAATGGCACTTTAAGCGATTGGCCTGGCTTTTTTATGTGAAAATTGTACTTTTTTTTCCGTCCTCGCGTTTCTTTTATTGCTATCATTTTGAGTTTGTTTAATCTGGGAGCAAATATACAGGAATAATTTAAATAAAAAAATATAAAAAATAGTTGAAAATATAAAAAAGGCTATTATATTTGTAGCAGATTAAACAATTAATCAAAACAAAACCATGATAAGAAGGGTAATATATATCGACAAAATGGAAAACTTAGACCTGAATAATTGCGGAGTGCATTTCACTGCAAATAAGGATTATAATCATGTTGGCGGAGGTTCAAACGGACTAACAAAAACAAGCGGTAAGATTAGGGTTTGTATTAATGTGTTAGGTGGATATTCTAAGAAAATTAACTCGGAAGCAACTGCAATATCTAACGCCAATTATCCATCTGAAAATGAAGTTGTTTTGGATTTCAATCAAAAATTAACAGCTTGGATTAATGGACAAAAAGTAATGATTAATACCGGAACACGCGCTGATATATGGGTAATTAACCTATGAAAGCAAGAGTTCAAATTTACGACAGACACACAAAATGACACAAACTCAAGCGCAAACAATATGGAAGAAACCCTAGCAAAACCAGAAAAAATAATGCTACCGATTAATGGTAAAAATGTATTGGTAGTATATTACAGCCTATGGGATGGCGAAGAAATCAACGTCAAAGAACACCAATATAAAGGCAGTGACGAGGATTTGATGGAGGCTTTGGCAGAGTATTTTAATAATGCGAAAACTATAAACTTATAAACCAATGAAATATCTATTGACTATTTTAATTGTTGCCTTACTCCTTATGTTTGGTTTTGCAATTATAACAGAAAACGCTTACTTAATGTTACTATGGCTAAAAATATTAGCTTGTCTTATGGTGGTATTTTTGTGTGTGGTTCTTGTTATGGAAATGTTTTTTGGGGATTAAAAAATCCTCTACATTATACTATTCTAATCATAATTGACGATGTAACTTTAAACCCTTATTAATATGAAACCAGTAACTATCGAAAATGTAAGAAGCTCAATGGGCAACTATTACGTTGTGAAGCAAGACGGAACGTGCATTGAATGTTTTCCATACAAAGATGAAGCAGATGAAAAAAGCACGTTTAATAGGGAGTCAATGCTTTTCCAAGCCAAAGAATTGGGCACCAAATTGAGAAACGGATTTACAGAAACCAGAACATTAATCGAGTTCTAATGAAACTACCTATCCAAGAGTGGAACTACCAGAGGGCGGTAGAAATCGCACAGAGAGAATCAATGTTTTCGGACTACTTTATTTTCCTATTCAGGAATAACGCTGGGTATTATGTAATAGATAACAGCGGACTGGTTAACTCCGATGAAAAGCTATTGATGAAACTTTACAAAGGTTTGGCGCAATGAGAATGACAGACAGATATAAATATTCATCATCCAAGTGGGTGATGACTACAATCGGAAAAATAACACTAAATTATAACTAATGGAAACGCCTAAGATACCTAAACCACAAAACGACCTAGCCTTAATTGATCCTGACGATCTTAGCCTAGTTGAACAGAATAGTTTAAATGCTAGTCAGTTAGCTTTAATACTAAAGAAAACCCCCGCGCAATATGTAAAGCAAAGGCCAGCAAAGGGAGGGGGTAACTGGGATTATGTTAGCGGTGGCTATGTAAAGAAATGCCTAAATCTTATGTTTGGTTGGGATTGGGATTTTGAAATACTTGACGAAAAAATATTGCATGGTGAGGCAATTGTCAAAGGTCGTTTAACTTGCAGAACTAACGGACATACGATCATTAAAACTCAATACGGAAATAAGGACATTGTTTTTAAGAAGCAAAGCCCAGAGGATACTGCAAAAGGTTTAGACAGGATTCCTCTTTCAATTGGTAATGATCTCAAGTCAGCCGCTACTGATTGCTTAAAAAAGTGTGCTTCTGAAATCGGCATAGCATCGGACATCTATAACAAAGATGAATTTAGGGAAGTAAAAGTTAACACGGTATCGGTCAAATCAAATAAAGAAAAACTCAATGGTAAAGGTAATTGAAAGGTTCATTCTTGACACTAAGCAAGAATGGGCAGCGGTTCGCAAAGGATTGTTTACCGCCTCAAGAATTAATGAGATACTAGCCAACGGCAAAGTATTGATGAATGAATCGGAACTAGCCGAATACAAAAAAGCTAATCCGAAAAGTACGGCTAAGTACAAAGAAGATGAATCCGTTTTAGGTGACGGTGCTATCACTTACATTCTTGAGATTATTCAGGATTTAGAAGGTGCGCCTAAAGAAGTGTTTTATAATTCAGCTATGGATTGGGGAAATGTTACAGAACCAGAAGCGGCTATAAGATACTGCGAAATGTTTGGTTATGACCTAGAGGCGGACGATGTAATTTATACAAGCGAGGGCGGAACAGTTTTCTTTGTAGGTGACAACTTGGTAGGGTGTACGCCTGATTTGATTTTAAGTGATCGGATAGTACAAATGAAATGCCCAGAAAGTTCAACTCATTTGTATTACAAACTACACGTAAACGAAGCCAACTTTCAAAAAGAGTTACCGGATTATTACGCTCAAGTTCAACTTGAAATGATGCTAACCGAAAGAGATGTTTGTGACTTTTTTTCTTTCGATCCACGTTATCCGAGAAAGGAATTGCAGACTCACAAAATTGAGGTAAAAGCAAACAAAGAATTTCAGTCTAAGATTTACAGAAAGGCTTTACTTTGTGAGGCTAAAAAACAAGAATACATAAATCAAATAAACAAATTATAAAATGGCATACGAACAAAAACCAAACAGCGGTACAGCTTTTAAAAACAAGTACAAAAACTCATCAAATCATCCTGAATATGTAGGGACTTGGAAAGATGAAAACGGCAAAAATTGGAAACTTGCTATCTGGGTAAAGGAAAGCAAAACAGGAAAGTTTTTCAGTTTGTCAGCAAGCGAAGGGCAAGCAAAGCCAGAAACAGCAACTACTTCACGAGTACAAGGTTCTACACCTACTCAAGACGATTTACCTTTTTGATATGACTTTATTCACCACCAACATTGAGGCCGTAAGGCGCGATATAATGAAGCGAGACGTTAAGTCAGTTGAATATGTTTTCAACTGGAAGGCTATTTTTTACTGGGAACTTCCATTTTTTGGCTATTTAATTGTAATCTAAAAAGCGCGTTTTTAGGCTGATTTCGATGTTTTAGAAAATATTACGAAAATAATTGCTTTTTTTTGTAACTGTCTATTGACATTCACGTATTAATAGCTATATTTACGTAACAATTAAACGAAAAGACAATGACACTTCAAGAATTAAACACCAAAAAATTCCCCGCTTTCGTAACACTTGAAAACGGAAAAGAAAAATTAATGAACAATGAATTAGATGCTTTTTCATGGGCAAAAGGCATGAAGTCAGAAATTGTAAAAGTTTCATCTTTTGAGGTAAACTTGCCTAAAAATTATAATCCTTCAAACGAAAGCGTCAAAGAATCAAACAGATTACTTGGTGGCTCAGATTCAGATTTTGTAAAAGGATTTTAATGAGCAAAGTAATCATAGCCATTTGGTCAGACGGTCGAGTAGAATGCTACTCGACCCTATCAAAGTTCCTGCGCAAAAATCCCATTAAATCACGCGATACCATTGACTATCATTTGACCAGAAAAAAAAACGCTGGTAAATATGAAGATGAGCTAGTAACATTATACCGACTTAAAGTAATCAGAAAATGAAGCCAAGAGCAAAACAACTAATGAGGGGGCGCGATTGCTTTCTCAAAGACTTGAACGAAGGGGATACCTTCACGATTAAGAACAGCGCAACGAGGTATAAGTTATACCAGAAAAGCGATCCTAATTATATCGTAACTGATGAAAGTAACCTTGCAATATTTGCGTCACCTAACTCACCTGTAAAACCTTTAAAAGAATTTTGATATGAGACAAGTAAAACACAAATGCCTACCCTACGAGGTGGGGCGCGAAGTCTACGACAAATGGCTACTCGTGCCAGTTGTATTTATTTTTGTTGTTCTTCCGTTAGGAATGATCCTTATAGGTCTGGTGGTTAACTACGGTCATGTTATTGACAATTATTTTGTAGGTATTTCAAAGGCAACATCGCGTATTTTATCTGCGTTATTTTTTAGTGTAGCCCTGATTCCTTTTTTGATTAGATTTTGGAAACGTAAAGTATTGAACAAATGAAAACAAAAATGCGAGACACTAGCCTAGAGGCTTACAATTCAATCAGGCGCGACTTACAGGCAAAAGAAAAGTTAGTGCTGGGTGCTTTAATTGCGCTCAAAGGACGGGCTACAAATAAGGAAATAGCGGCCTATCTTGACTGGCAAATCAATTGCGTAACCGGAAGGATAAATAGACTTCACAAATTAGGAATAGTTAAAGACGGTGAAAAGGTGGTCGATCCCTCCACAAATAGGAAAGCGGTTCAATGGATTTTTACAAGCCTTCAATTGAAATTGTTATGAATCAACTACCGATAGTCTACAAAACCAATCACGATGAATTGCTTTCGCTTATTAATCCGCTTGTCGATTTTATGGATCAACACGGCTATACTTTTCTTTTAGTAGCTGGAAAGGACGGCACTTGTTCGCGCTATATGAGGGGAAATTACGATGACCTTCACGGGATAATTAAAGGTATGACCGAGACGCAGCCGCAACTATTGGAAATCCTTAAAGAGATAGCGCAATGATAGAAGCCAGCAAAATAAACCTTGCAGAAATAATTGAGGCCAACAAGCTGCACATACAATGTCGCTCTGAGTTTATATTTTCCAACGTTAGGCATCTTGAGGATCGCTACACTATCAGGATTAAAAAGGTCAGCAAAAAGACAAGATTGAGCAGTGTTAAAGAGTACATCAACGGAAAAATAGTTTATAGGAAAATAGGATAACTGGGGCAACGGCATCGGAGTGTTTTCCCGATAGCCTAAGCAATGGGGACTAACCCATCGGGCTGCATTGGGGGGATCGTTACCCCCTTTGCTCCACTAAATATTTTACCCAAATTTGGGAATTGTGTAAGGTTTTTTGTACTATTGTAGTGCGATTACGGTATGAAAACATCAAAAATATTCCGACTCCTATCATTGCCTAAGCGGACTTCATGTCCCACCGGATCGCCTTTGGTAGGGTCGGATACTTTTTTCTTATGGCTATGAAACTAACCAAAAGGAAAGGGTTTAACTTCTTTCGATCTTACTTCGATGTTTATAATGAGCTAACCGATAAGGAAAAGGTTATGTTTATAGATGCATTACTTGACAGGCAATTCTTGGGTATAAAGCCGAAAAACCTCACTGGCAACGCTAGATTCGCATACATAAGCCAAACTAATAGTATCGATAGTCAGGTAAAAGGATACGAAGATAAGACAGGAATAATTTTAACCCCTACCGAACCCCCTACCGATGGGGGTAGCGTACCCCCTGCCGTACAAGTAGAAGGGAAAGAGAAAGGGCAAGAGGAAGTACAAGTGAAAGATACGCGTCCGCGCATTTTGGATTTACCTTTTGAATCTTTAGACTTTTGGAATGCATGGACTGAATGGGAGCAGTACAAGAAAGAAAAAAAACAAAAGTTGACGGAATCAACTGCAAAAAAACAGTTGAAATTTTTAGCCGGCCGGCCGGAAAAAATAGCTATTTTGATTATTGAACAAAGTATTACACAGGGATGGGCTGGATTATTTGACCTTAAATCACAAACAAATGGAACAGGGTTTAACAAAAAGCAACAACAAACAGACGAACTCATTATCAGTCACGCCAAAAGGTGGGGTAATAACTCTACTCAAGGAACGTAGGTTTGACGAAATAGTAAAGGCTGTACCGAACAGCGTTGAGAAGATAATGGATGCCAGACTGATTTGTGACTTGGTGCGCGAAGTCGGAAAGGAAACTATTCAGCAAATGCTCGAGACCGAAATCATTAAACTGGCAAATCAGATCAACGTTGCTCATAACATCAACGCGACCCAGCTTCCTTTTATTGCTGAGACGCTTTTGAACACGTACCCAACGGAAAGCCTAGCAGACTTTATCCTAGTGTTTAAACGCGGTGCCATTGGGTTTTACGGGAACACATACCACAAACTGGATTGCGCTACAATCATGGAATGGATGGCAAAGCATATCGAAGAAAAGTCCATGTACAGGGAGCGCGACAACTCTAACTCTAAAAAGAACGAAGAACATACGGCCATAGATTACGAAGAGTATAAATCCAGACTTGAGGCAAGCCGATTGAAAGAGCGCGAACAAAAGATTAACAAAATTGTCCACGAGGACGGATACGAGCAATTTAAAGAGGAAGTTAAAACCGCAAAGGATGCGTCTGATTCCTACCTTTTAATCAAAGAAAAGAAGCTGGCAGCGGCTAAATCTAGGGGTTTGGATAAGCTAAATCTTGGAGAGCTAAAGACCTTCGATGTAGAGGATCAAAGGATAGTAGCCCGGACGCTTGAGGAAGCCCGTGAAATCTTTATAGAAGTTTATGAAGCCTAGAGATTTTTTCGGAACGTCAGACCCTACCGAGTTGCGGGTACTTCGAGCGCTTTACCAGCAGTGGCTTTGTTCTGGCAGTTTACTTACATTTACTGAATGGATATTGAGATGAAACAACTAAATTTGAAACGATGAAGCCAAAGGAATACGAAATAGATTCATTTGAAAAATTGATAAACGTAGTCAATCGCGAAAACATTGAGGCAATAAGTAAAGACCTAACATTGTGGTTAATTTACGCAATAGAAACCTACGAAAAGGTAAGGGATCAGTTTCCCGATTACAAAGACAAAACTAATTGGGAAATTGCCAAAAGTCATTTTATCTGGGTAGATGATGGAAAAAATGATATTTTGGAAACAAAAATAGTGAATAGCGAAACTGGTGAAGTATCAAGAATCGAAATGAAATAATGGACTACTTAACCCGACCGAACATGGCTTTATCTAACAACGAAGGAGACTTTAACACGGCAGCTTCTAACGATTATGAAATAATTAAAGCAAGACAAGAGGCTGAAATAAGCGCTATAAAACTAACTGACGAGGAGATCAAAACAGCCTGTTATAAGCTTCAGCGCGAAAAGTGGTACAAAAGTAGAGGTATCACGGTCAACGCTCACGGCTACATTAAGACCTCGGACTACTGGGCAAAGATCGAGCAAATAATGGAAACAACGTAATTGACAAAATGAAACCCCACACTAGAATATACCTTAAAGCGTTCGGCTATGACGGCAGCGAGTTTATGCCATGCGAGGTATGCGGAGCTAAAGGCGTGGACATCCACCACATAGACAGCCGAAAGATGGGAGGCACTAAGGGAAAAGACGTGATCGAAAACTTAATGCTTCTTTGTCGATCCTGCCATGAAAAATACGGGGACCGCAAACAGTTCAAAGAATGGCTGCAAAATATTCATAACCAGAAAATTATAAACAAATAAACCTATGGACTTACAAATTAAAAGAGACGAGCTTCAAGCCAGCATTCAGGCCAACGCTCAGGAGATTGTCAGACTTACAGAGGCAACCAGAAAAGCAATAAAAGCGATCAAGCAACTAGACAAGCTGATTTCAACCTATCATGACTTGACGGGCGAAATAGAGCGAACAACCCAAACCCTACCGGAATGATACCTTTCCTAATACTACTATTCTTCGAGCTTGCCCGTAACTGGTACGTGATCGAACGCCTAAAACAAACACCCAATCACGCCCGCGGATGGGCGTTGCGCGCGCTTGTGGTAATCTTTATCGCTTTCTTTAAGTTTGACCTAGAGCTTTCAACCGTGGTCATTTTTGGCAGGGAGTTAGTGTTGCCTGTAACCACGGTTGTTTATTGCATCGGCTGCGGACTTGCGTTCTGGTTCCCGTTCGATGTGGCACTGAACCTCATGCGCGGCCGGGCTTGGAACTACTCAGGCACGATAGCCATACTTGACCGTTTCAACTCTGACGCGTGGTGGGCTGTAAAGTTCGTTTTGTGTTGTTCTGGTATTTGGCTAATTTGGTAAATTTGCTACCTTTGTACTGCATGCCACAATTACGGCAATCTAAGGTAATGAATCGATCACTTAGAAAGGGGCTGACTTCTGCGCTAGGTTGGCCTCTTTGATTTAAACATGGAAAAGGTAAGGCAAAAACTAGCTTTGATGTGGATAATTTACGGAATGTTTGATGTTGATAGCCTTTTCATTTACCGAAAAATCAAGCGCACCGGGGTGTCAATGAATGGAATAAAGGCCAAACTTAATAACGAGAATTGAGCAAAATAGGCCAGATAGCGGAGGGGTATGCTAACCTTATTTTAGGCGAAAATGAAGAACTTTACCAACATCGCGAAGCAATCTGCCAACAATGCCCAATGATGAACTCTAACGGAACATGCGGAAAATGTGGCTGCCTTCGTCAGGCCAAACTAAGGGTTAAACAAGCTAACTGCCCGGTAGGGAAATGGTGATGGCTGGTAGACCATTAGGAACTAAAGCCATAGAAACACCAGAAAAGCTACTTGAGCTATTTAACCAGTTCAAAGAATGGGCAAAGGCTAACCCGTACAAATGGCACGACTATGTAGGAAAGGATGCTGAAGAAGTCTGGAAGAAAAGGGAACGCCCAATAACATGGATAGGGTTTGAAGGATGGCTCACTGAACAAGGTATTTTAACCGGATTGCAACATTATGAGCAGAATACCAATGAGGCTTATAGCGATTATTTGCCCGTCATACGCGTGATTAAGCGTCAATGTAGCGCGGATGTGATTACAGGGGCATTAGCCGGGGTGTACAACCAGAACATAGCAGCCAGACTAGAAGGGCTTAAAGAACAGTCTGACGTTAACCTAAACGACAATAGAAAGGTAGTTGGTGAAATGTTTCCGGATGAATTGGATAAAACGGAGTAAGGATGAATGGCCAAAGTAATCAACCCAAACCTCCGCTTTCTATGCCAGCACCTTCGCGCCACCGAGCGTAACGAACTAATCAAGATTTACGACCAATCCCATCCGCTACAAAAGGATGCGGCTTTCGAGGAATACAAACGACATTGCGCTGAACGCGGTATTAAATCGGGTGCCGTACTGGAGGGTTCAAGCCGATCGGCTAAGACATGGAGTAGCCTAGACTTCATCGTCTACATCACATCAAAGGTTGAAACCAACGTAACGATCAACATAATGAAGGAAACCTATGTATCCTTCAAAACAACGCTTTACGATGATTTTAACAGGCGGTTACCAATGTATGGCATAGACTCACCATTTGCCAACCGGCAGGAGGTAAAGTCATTCAAGCTATTTGGCAGCAAGATAAACCTGATAGGAGCCGATTCGGAAAGTGCCCAACACGGGGTAAGCTGCGACTACCTTTATTTTAACGAAGCCTTAGACATTTCCAAGGGTGTAAGGAATCAGGCCGAAATGAGGTGTAGGAAGTTCTGGTGGATGGATTACAACCCTAAATTTGCCAACCATGACATTTACGATTCAACGGTTACCCGTCCTGACGTGGCGTTTTTAAAGACCACGTACAAGGACAATCACTTCATAAGCCCAAACGAACGTATCAAAATAGAGGGTTACCAGCCCGTCAGTATGTCGGCCATTGCTTTAAAGTTTGGATCCGGCAGCGAGGACGAGGCAGTTAAGTTCTCCGCCATCAAAAAGGCTATTGCATACGATACCAAAAAGAATTTGGGATTATTCCACGTGGAACAGTTGACCGAATTAGATCGATGCAAGCGCAACGATGAAGCAGGAACCGCCAGCCTTTACGATTGGAAGGTCTACGGACTCGGTGAACGAATGGCACAAGAGGGCATAATATTTCCTAACGTCACATGGATAAAGGAATTTCCAAAAGACATTGAGCTTATCTATTGGGGTACTGACTTTGGGTACACGGTTGATCCATCGACACTGGTTAAGGTAGGAATCAAAGGGACTGATATGTTTATTCAGTGCATGGCCTACCAGCCTACCCCAACGCCTAACGATTATATTAACATGGTAAAGCCTATCCTAAAAGACGGTACCGCATGGGCAGACCCGTCAGGGGAGTCAGGGGGTAGGCTTTACATCTCATCAGCAAGGCGCGAAAAGCTCAACATCTTCGCAGCCAATGTTTACCCGGGCAGCATCAAAGACGGGATAGCCATAATCAAAAAGTACAAACTATACTTAGTCGACACCCCCGAAATGCGAAAAGAACAAGCCGGGTACTGCATGGCAATGGCCAAGGTTAACGGGGTAATGGTTCGCACTGACAACCCTATTGACGCACACAATCACATCTGGGATCCGGTTAGATATACATGCCTTTCCAATAGGCTGTAAATATTCCCAAACATTTATTTGTTTCCCATTTTAGGAATAGTTTACTTTGTTGGGAATTAAAAGCCCATCCAAACCATGATATTCCTAAAATGGGATTAGTTGACAGGGTTATTGCTACTTGGAATAATCTCACCGTGCGTAAGTATGCGGGAAGCTATTTCTATGCTATCAATGGTAAAACTGACACGTTTGATGAGGTAGATTGTCTTAAGGCCTATCGCGAAATCCCAGAAGTAAACGCTCCAATCAATTTAAAGTCAAAAGCCATTTCTAACCTTAAACTAAAAGAGGTTGATAAAGACGGGCAAGAGATCAAGACACCGGAAGGACAGGCACTAATCAAAAGGCTTCAAGAGCCTAACTGGTTTCAGCAGGGCAAAGAGTTTCTAATTCACACTAAGGTATTACGTGAAACCTTTGGCAATGAGTACATCTACAAGACCACGCCAATAGGGTTCGATCCTAAAATAGATCGGGTAAAGGCTTTGTATAGCATCCCCGCAAACATTGTAAAATCTAAGTACGACAATTCAGTCCCGTTCTTTTACCACGCGGAGAGGCCGGAAGTAATATACAAAATCAAACAGGACAATAAGCCTGACTTGGAAATTGACAGTAAATACGTTATCCACTTTAATGATAACAGATCGGTAATCGAAAACGCTACCGACAAAAATCTATTGAATGGTGAAAGTAAATTATCTGCTTTGGCGTGTGTGATAAACAACATCCGCATGGCCTACGAGAGCCGGGGCATCATTCTAAAATACCGAGGCGCAAACGGGGCGTGGACTAATGCTGGCAAGGACGGAATCGGTACCGCTGGATTTATTGACCCAGATGAAGTAGATAAATTTCAAAGAGCGTTCAAAAAGTATGGCACAATGAAAGGCCAACATCAAACCATTGTGACTTCAATGCCATTGGTTTGGAATCAGGCAGGGGTTAACAATCCAAAGAACCTTGGACTATACGAGGAAACCTTAGAGGGCTTTAATAAAATCATTGACTCGCTCGGTGTGCCTCCTGAAATGTTCGTTCGCGCTCAAGGCAGTACTTACGAAAATCAGAAGCAAGCGGAGAAAGGATTTTATATACGCACTATCATTCCAGAAGCTAATGAGTGGGCAATGGGTATCGCTTCTGAATTTATCGACACGTCAAAGAGTTCGATTATTGCCGACTAT